AATGCGAAATCAGATAATTGGTCAGATCGACGGTGCCGCTCGCCTGCTGTGTCCAGGTGAATTCGGCATTGATATCGACGCGCGACAGTGGCCCGCTGGTCAGCGACAGACTAAGACCGTCATAAAGCACATCGCCATTCACGCAGAGGAATTCAACTAGGCCGTCTTCGCCGGTGATCTCATCCGAGACGGTGATCACATGGGTCTCGCGGTCGTAATGCCAGATCTTGGTATAGCCCTCGAGCACAACCTCCGGGTCGTCGCGCCGGTCAGGAGCAATCATCGCCTCGTCGTAATACGGCAGCACCCGCAGCGTATCGGCCAAGGCTTCCTTCTGCGCCACGACATCGACCGGCCGCGCGACGAATTCCAGCGTCACCAGTTCCTCGAATATGCTGGTCGGGATGCCGACCAGGCGGCCGCGAAACTTCATCAGCGCCGGCCCGCAGTCGAGCGCGAACCATGCCCAGATCTTGCGGCCGGGACCGAGCAACCCGATCGGATCGCCGGCGGTGTTTTGCGGCCGGCGGACGACGGCAGTCAGGCTTGCGGGATCGCCCTCGTCCTGCTTCAACGTGAATGAAAATATGCTCTCGTCCCAGCGCATATGCTCAGGCCCGAACGTGGTCTCGCTCGCATCGACCCAGGCGAAATAGGGCAAGCCCGCAGGCATCGCTCAGACCGTCCTCTGCTCGGCCTCGAGCTGCCACGCCACTTCGGCCGCCCACTCATCGCGCGAGGTGTTCCACGCGGTGACCTTGGCAAGAATGATCAGCACGTCGCCGGTCGTGTTGGCCGCACCGAGGCCGGGGATGCAGGTGATGGTGACATCCTGGCCGGGCCAGACATCGGTGAGCTCGGGCGCCTCGTGATCGGTGCAGGTAATCGAGACCTTGTACTGCCGGAACTGCGCGACCGAGATATCGGCCAAGGCACCGCGGCAGTCGCGCGCCACGTTGGCGGCCTGATCGATCGGCGCGAGCGTCATGGTGATGCCGCGCACGCTATACGGGCTGAAGTCGATATCATCGATGCTTAACAGGGTGTAGGCAGGATGCGCCATCAGGAATACTCAATTGACAACCGCCGTCACTGCAATTGAAATCACAGTGTTCGGGCGAGGCACGGCCAGGTGCGGCAGGGCTTGGCCTGGCTCGGCGAGGCGTGGCATGGCACGGCAAGGGAGGGGTCACTCAGCGACGAGTGACCCCTCATCCATATCGCGATGGTTTTCGGCCACCGCTGCGGACCTGCGCCAGTGCCGCCGCCCTATGCAATTGGTCGACCACCGCGGACGAGGCGCGCAGCCCGCTGATTTCGGGCAGGCCTGGGAACGCGATGGTGACATGGCTCATGCTGCCGACCGCGCCGCCACCGGCAAACGCCGGCATCGGTCCGCGGACCAAGCCGCCGAGCGCAAAGCGGTTCATGCCATTGAGCACCGCCGACAGGTTACCGCCCGAGCGCCGCAACGCTTCCAAAAAGCCGAGCACGCCGGGCTGTGCCACCGCGCGCGCCGGGGTGATAAACTCGCCGCGCGAGAGCCAAGCCAAATTGGAATCCGACGTCCCGCTGCCGCGGCCACCAAGCAAACCGCCAGCGGCCATGCCACCGCCACCGCCGTTCGCTGCTGGTGCTGGAGTGCCCGACGGCTTGAGCCCGATGAACTGCAGCAGTTTGTCGATGGCGCCCTGGATCGCACCGATCAGCACGTTCCATGCCGCAACGCCGGCACTCGAGATGTTGTCCCATGCAATGCCGGCGATCGAAGAAGAAAACGTCTGCGTTTTGGCTGTCGCCTCGTCCGCCAATGTACCAAACGTCGTGAACATCGCCGAGGCTTGTTGCCCGGCCTGCGCCGCCTGTTGGCCGGCCTGCGACGCCACGGTCCCAAATTGCGTGAACAGCGTCGACACCTCCGCAGTTTTTGTCCCTACTTGTTGAAGCGTAGGTGTAACTTGCGTGAGGGCCGCAATGGCTGCATTTACATATCCTTGGATCGGATTGAACGCCAGTTGCGCGCCGATGAGAAATGTTTGCCAGGGAGTCTGCTGCAGCTTTGCGCCTAACAACTCAACGGCCTGGGCCGCAACATTGAGCCCGACGGTCAACTCCGGCGCAATCCCGAGCGTATTAAGTCGGCCGAAAGAACTTTCTAGACGATTGAGGGCTTGACCAAGCTCGGTGGCTTTTTTGGCGTCTTCCGCAGAGATCAGCCCCGCCCCGAATTGTCCGCTTATCTTGCTGCCAGTTTGCAAGATTCGGATCAGTTCCGCTCCAGCCTGCCCCAATTCTTGAACCGCTAATTTACTGCGCGCTGCACCGTCCGGCATCTGCTCCAACTGCCGGACGAACGCTTCGAGTCCCTTGACCCCCTGTTCGGATGCCAATTTGCTTTGCAGGATTTCCCCAACGCTTTTCGCCGAAACCCCGGCCAGCTCCAGACCTCTGCGAAACTGATCTACTTTCTCAATGCCAACGCCCAGCTTAATCGCTTGGTCATTGACCTTGTTAACCTCGCTCGCGAAAGCGATCGCTGCCTTGGTCGCGGCAGCAAATGCCCCGACAATCGCCGTACCGACGAGAGGTGCTGCCGTGGCCACCGCCGCTAGGGCGGTCTCGACCGAGGTGATGCCATTAACCAGGGTTTCTAGCCTAGCGGCGCTCGCAACCGCTCGCTGAATCTTGTCGATCGCGTCGACGCCGGTGACGCCCATCTCCTGCAACTTCGCCGTGACCTCTTCCGGCTTGATCTGTTTGAAGCCGCCGGCCTGCTCCGCCGACTTGGCGATGTCGGCGAATGCCTTCTGCCCGGCCTCGCCGATATCGGCGAGTTGCTTCGCGATCTGGTCGCCGCCCTCGAGCGCGATCTGGATCGATAGTTTCTCAGCCATCTAGTTATCCTTGAAGTGCTTGATGAACAGTTGCGCGATCTTCGCCGCGTGCTGCTTGACGATCTCGGTTATGCGCCACTTCTTCGGGATGCGAACCGACGGCACGCCGATGTAGAGCGGCTTGCGATGACGGTCTTTGTCATTGGCGTCGAACAGCATCGGCTGGCCGCGCACCGTGGCCGAGACCAGTTTCTTTCCCGACCGGCTGGCCGTCGGGGCACCGGGTGTGGTCGGAATCCACAGCAGCGGCTTGCCCGCAATCGTCGCGCCATGTTCGAACACGCCGGCCATGCCGAATTTATGAAAGATGATGGCCTTGGCCTGCAGTGACGGCTCACCGCCTGCGACTGCGTCTTGCGTGCGATATTGCAATCCCGACTGCCACTTCGGCCCGAACTTACCGGCGCCCGCTATGTTGCTGCGCCCCTCCTGCACCGCATTGGCGGCAGTCTCGCGCAGGGCCGCAACCGCAGCCGTGGCCACCGGCCGCTGCTTGTCGCGGATCATCTTGAGCCAGGCCGGCTGGTCGACCGTGACCTTAAACTTTGCGGCCATCGCTTGATCCGATGATGTCCTTGCGCGCCTGTTCGATCGCCTTGCTGTCGCCCTGTGCGGCGATGGCGGCGATCATCAGCGCATCGGCCCGCTCGAAGCGGTCGAGCTTGTCGCTGAATTCGAGATAGGCGCCGATCTGCCGCGGCGTCAGCGTCATTGCATAGTCGGGCGGGAATCCGTGGCGGATGAGGGCGGTGATGGCGATGGCGATTTCCGCAAGCGCACTGTGATGACCTTTGCCTTTTTTTCGACCACCCCGATCATGAGCGTCATCATTACTTCGATGAACGAGGTGATCCCGTTTGGGAATGTCAGCCCGATGATCGCCTTCAATAGTCTCAACTGATATTCCACCAGCAGCGTGCCGGCATGCTGCTCATATTTCTCATCGCCGAGATGGCCGCAACCGGCCGCGATGATAGGCCCGATCGCGCTACCGAACCGCTCGATCAGCCGCGGCCCGAGATTGGCACTAGCGCCCCCGAGCAGCATCCCGAGTTCGGGGAAGCGCGCCACAATGGATGCGATGGCATTGCCATGCAGGCCATGCACGATGACCCGCTTGCCCTCGATCCTGACGACCTCGACCGCGGTCGAGGGCGCAATGTCCAGAAGGTCCGCCATGGTTGTTCCTACGCCGTTGTGTCATCATCGCGAATGGTGAAGATGCCGAAACTGCCGTCGTCACTCTTCTGCACTTCAGCCTCGATTTCCAGGACTGAAAACTCATCCTGATCGGTGATGAAGCTGAACTCACCAGATGGCACGACCGAAATCGTACCAATAAAATCGACGTGCTGGCCGATGTCATTGGTGCCGACAACCTTGACCTCGCCGACGATCTCAATATTCTTAAAAGCGCTGACGGTAGTATTACCATCAGTGTCGGTGCCCACCTCACCGAGCGTAAAGATGCTCAGATTTTGTCCGTTTATCTCGTCGAGCGTGAGCGTGATCGTCGCGCCGACCTGGGTGATTGCCGTGAAGTCCTTGGTCTTGACGCCCTCGCGCGATGAGAAGTGCTCGAGCTTCTCGACCGTCGGCGCCCAGACAAACGACGGCGCATTGCCGAGATCAATGAAATCCGTGGCACCGTCCTGCTTGAACGAAACAATTCCCTTGCCGATATGATAGTTCTGGACATTCGGTGACGCAGGCATGGCGCGCTCTCCTTTCTAGAGATCGTCGGGCTGAAGCGTGTACTTGAACTGAAGATTTACCTTGAGCGCTCCAAACATCGAACGCTCCCAACCAAGATCGGTCTGGCAACCAAGATATCGAATCGTCCCATTGCCGCGCCGCCCGGTCTTGACGATCTGGTCATTGAGTTCAGTGTCGTAGAGCACCGCCTTGACGAGTTGGCGCCGTAGAACGCTGATGTCAGGGCCAACTTGCGGCGCAAGCTTGAAAATGACGATCTCGGGAGTCATCGTTGTCACTATCGGCTTATTCGATGGATGCATTGATGCATCATTTGCATCGTTGGTTTCCTCATCGCCATCAAGCACAGCCGCGGCCGGTAAATCTTCCTCAATCAGATCGACATAATTGCGATAGACCTCCTTGAAGTCTGCCACGCTATCAACGATAGCGACGAGCCGCGCCAAGATTTGCTCGCGAATATCGATCATGGCACTGCCATAAGCAGGAACAGAACTTCGCCGAAGTCCTCGCCGTTCGGACTGCCGGTCAATTCATAGGATCGCACTGTCCAACTGCGGCCATTGAACGTCAGCACCGAAGCTTTGTATTCCTCGCGCGCGATGCCTTTGCTATCGAGTTCGGCAATGCGGGCATAGGCACCAGGCCCGACACTGCGCACCTCGACGCCGCCACTCGTCAGCGTCTTTCGTCGGGTGTCATCGATCACTTTGATCGCTATCTCGCCCGCGGTTCCGGCCGCGGTCAGCGTCGCCGGCACGCCGATCTCGGCATAGACCGGATCGTACAGCAGCGCGCTATAGTCGATCATCGCCATTCCCGTCGGAACGCGAACGTCCCGATATCCTCGCGGCCGAGCTCGGTCTCGATATTGCTTTCCGACACCAGCGCGAAGCCGCACAGTTTCATCGCGTCCACCAGCCCATCGCGGGAAAAATACCAGCAATGTTCGTCTGGTTTGAAATGCTTGGAACGCAGCGCGTGCTCGGCGTCACGGAATATCGGCAAGGACGCAAACACCCAGTCCTTCACGTTGGCCAGCAGCGACTGAAAATCCGGGATATGCTCGAGCACATCCCACAGCGTGACAGCATCGAACGAAACCAGGTGCGGATCGACGAGTAGCATCCGCTGTTCGAGCCAGGCGAGGCCGGCCGGGTTGACATCGTAGCCGTAGGTGGTGCGGTGGCGCGATCGCCGCGCTTCGATGAACGCACCCGAGCCGATACCGACATCGACCAGTGCTCCTCTGTAATGCTGCTCGACGAAGTTGCAGCGCGCCTGCATCAGCGCGC